ATGACGGTCATGTCCAAGGCTGAGTTCGCGGATAGTCGCGGCTGGTCTCGGCCGTATGTCTCCAAGCTGGTCAGCCAGGGGCGCTTGGTGCTGACCGATGACGGCAAGAAGATCGATGTCGAGGCCAGCCTCGCTCTGCTGGGTGAGACAGCCGACCCAAGCAAGGCCGGCGTTGCGGAGCGGCATCAGCGCGACCGTGCAGAAAAGGGAGTGCATGCGCACGTATCCCCGTTGGCCCCGCCTTCCACGGCGCCGGGCGCTGGCGGTGGCGACAGCTATCAGAAGGCGAGGGCACACCGCGAGACCTACCTGGCTCTGCTCGCCGAGGACGAATTCCTCAAGGGCCGTGGCGAGCTGGTCGTGCGCAAGGCTGTCGACACCGCCGCTTTCAACACCGCGCGTACGGTGCGCGACCTGTTCCTAGGTCTGCCGCCCAAGATTGCCGGCGAGTTGATCGCGATCACCGACACCTGGGAGATGGAACGAAAGCTTACCGAGCTGTTTCGCGGCGTCCTTGAGGATGCCGCCAGCCTGGTGCAGCTGGACGCCGAGATCGAGCAGGGGACAAAGGAGCCGAACTAGCCATGCAACACCCGTATGCCGACGGTGCCGCCACGTACCGTGCGGCATACCTGCGGGGCCTGCACTTGGACCCCGAACTGTGGATCGACCAGTGGGCCGACCACTACCAGCGGATCCCCAAGGACACCGGCGCCGCGGAGCCTGGTAAGTACCACACCGACCGCACGCCGTTCGCGCGTGAGCCGATGCGCTGCCTGTCCCCGCTGCATCCGTGTAAGCGCGTGGTGACCATGGTCGCCTCGCAGATGATGAAGACCCAGATCGCGCTCAACTGGATCGGCGGCAACGTGCACATGGCGCCGGCCAACATCCTGGCGCTTCTGCCGAGTGAGAAGCTGGCCCGCCGGGTGTCCAGCCGGATCGACAAGACGATCAAGGCGGTGCCGGAGCTCAAGGAGCGCGTGGCAAAGCCTCGCTCTCGTGACGCGCGCAACACCCTGGATACCAAGGAGTTCGAGGGCGGCACGCTGTATTGCACGACCGCCGGCTCGGCCGCCAACCTGGCGGAGCTGGCTGCGCGCTACATCTATGGCGATGAGATCGACCGCTGGGATGTGGACGTCGACAGCGAAGGCGATCCCATCGAGCTGGCCGAAGCGCGCGGCACCGCGTTCGGGCGCAAGGCGAAGTTTTACTTCTCCAGCTCGCCGACGATCAAGGGCGCCTCGCGCATCGATGATCTGTACGAGCAGAGCGACAAGCGCCGTTACTTCGTGCCGTGCCCGCACTGTGGTCAGCACCAGGTGCTTGAGTGGGCCAACCTCAAGTGGACCGACGACTACAAGCGCGTCGACTACCTCTGCAGCAACGCCGAGTGCGGCGCGCTGATCGAGGAGCACCACAAGACGGCCATGCTGCTGGCCGGAGAGTGGCGCGCTACGGCAACCGGCGACGGCGAGACGGTGGGCTTCCACCTCAACGCGCTCTATTCGCCGCTGGGCTGGCTGTCCTGGCAGAGCTTGGCCAAGCAGTACGACAAGGCCAAAGCCGCGGCTGACCGTGGCGACAACGAACCCATGCAGGTCTTTTACAACACCCGCCTGGCGTTGGTTTGGGACGCCGCCCAGGAGATGACCAAGGCCAGCGAGCTGAAAGCCCGCGCCGAGGACTATCGCCTTGGTACGGTGCCGCTTGGTGCGCTGATCCTCACTGCCGCTGTCGACGTGCAGCACAACCGGCTCGAATTGCTGGTGATCGGCTGGGGCGAGGGGTTGGAGCGCTGGGTGGTGGACTACGTTGTTGTACCGGGTGATCCGGCGCTGCAGCGCACTTGGCTGGATTTGGACGAGCAATTGAAGCGCCGGTACCGGCACGTCTCTGGCGTCGAGCTGGCCATCTGCGCCACGGCGGTCGACTCGGGTGGTCACCACACCGATGAGGTCTACCAGTTCACCCGGTTACGCCGCTGGCGGAAAGTGTTCGCGGTGAAGGGGGCGAGCAAGCCAGGCCGGCCCGTGCTGGCTCAGCGCCCGTCGAAAGTCGATGTGACGTACAACGGCCAAACCGAGAAGCAGGGCGCCGAGCTCTGGATCATCGGCACCGACACGGCGAAGGACTGGATCTACAACCGTTACCCGTTCGCCGACGGCCCAGGTGCATTGCACTTCTCGACAGACCTGCCGGCCGAGTTCTACGACCAGGCCGTGGCAGAGCGAAAGATCACCGTCTACGTGAAGGGCTACAAGCGCACCGTCTGGGTGAAAGGCAAGGCCGAGCGCAACGAAGTGCTCGACCTACTGGTTTACAACCAGGCAGCTGCCCAGTTCCTGGGGCTGCACCGGTACCACTTGGGTGAGTGGAGCAAGCTTCGCGCCGCGGTTAGCCAGGGCAGCCTGTTCGCGCAGCCTGCTGCCAGCAGCAACGTTGCTGCCCTGCAGGAAGAGGCCGTAAAGGCAGCCAGCCCGCCACCCCCGAAGCCCGCACCCCAACCAACTGCGCGCCGCGTATCCCGCAGCGCCTACCTCAAACGATGACAAGAGGGCCGCCGATGGCCAGCGCACAGGAGCGCCTGGACGAAGTCCGGGCGTCAATTCAGGACATCCTGAAAACGGGGCAGAGCGTCAGTAAGGGTGACCGTCGGCTGGATCGGGCGGCGCTCGCAAGCCTGCGCATGTTGGAAGAGCAGTACGCCGCGGAGGCTGCCCGCGAAGCTCGCGTCGGCCGACCCCGGCAGATCCGCTTATACAACCGCGGCAAGGGGGCATGATGGGCTATCGAATTCGTGCCAAGCCGGCGCGGCTTCAGGTGGTGAACAGCTATGAGGGCGCCGGCCAAGGCCGACGCGCGCAGAGCTGGGATGCACCCGACGCTGCACTGAACGCCATTGCCATTCCGGCCTTGCCAGCGCTGCGCAAGCGCTCCAAGGCTGCGGTGCGCAATAACCCCTGGGCCGCCAGCGGCATCGGTAAGCGCGTCAGCAGCCTTATCGGAACCGGCATCACGCCGCGTGCCCAGATCAAGGATGATGCACTGCGTAGTGCAATCAACCAGCTCTGGAGCGACTGGACCGACGAATCCGACGCCGACAACCTCACCGACTTCTACGGCCAACAGGCGCTGATAGCCCGCATGGTCGAAGAGTCCGGCGAGTGTTTCGTGCGGAAACGTTACCGGAGGCCAGAGGACGGCCTGGCGGTACCGCTGCAGCTCCAGATACTGCCGCCAGAGTTCGTCCCGCTGGATCGTAACTTCGTCACCCGCCGCGGCAATATCGTCCGGGCCGGCATCGAGTTCGACCAGGTTGGCCGTCGCGTGGCGTACTGGATGTGGAAGAACCACCCCGGCGATGCCCGGGCGCTGGGTACCAGCTACAACACGCTCAACCGCATACCGGCCAGCGAGGTACTGCACATCTTCGAGCCGCTCGAAGGGGGCCAGCTGCGTGGTATTCCGCGCCTGGCGCCGGTGCTGCTGCGGCTCAAGTCGTTGGACAACTACGACGACGCGGTGCTGTTCCGTCAGGAGCTGGCCAACTTGTTTGCCGGGTTCATAACCAAGCCCCGGCCGGACGGCCCGCCGGCCATTGACACGTTGACCGGCCAGCCGATTCAGAGCGACTCCGACGGCACGCCGATGGTGGCCATGGAACCGGGCACGATGCAGGAGCTGCTCGAAGGCGAGGAGGTTGTGTTCTCCGAACCGCCGGGAGCGGGCGATACCTACGTGCCGTTCATGAAACAGCAGCTCATGGCCGCGGCCGCAGGCATCGAACTGCCGTACGAGCTGCTCACCGGTGATATGGCCGACATCAGCGATCGCGTGCTGCGTGTGCTGCTCAACGAGTTCAGGCGCCGCATCGAGCAGCTGCAGTTCAGCGTTTACGTGTTCCAGCTTTGCCGCCCAGTTCGCGCCGCCTGGCTCGACGCGGCCTGGCTCTCTGGAGCAATCCAGCTGCCCGACTACCAGGCCAAGCGCCGTGATTATCTGCGCACGCGCTGGGTGCCGCAGGGCTGGGCCTACATGCACCCCGTGCAGGACGTGCAGGGCAAGCTGCTGGAAATCAAAGGCGGGCTGGCCAGCCGCAGCGAGCACGCGCTGCGCAGCGGCTACGACGCCGAAGTCATCGACCAAGAAAACGCCGATGACAACGCTCGGGCCGAGAAGCTTGGGCTCAACTACACCACCGACCGCCTGGCGCTGGCGGTAATGCTGGGCGGCCTGGGCATCGACGCCTTCGCCCAGCCGCGCATGCTCAACCTCGAAGGCGCGCCTGACCTGATCGCTGAACACTGGTACAGCATCCAGTCCGCTGGCGCGGAAAGCGGCAAGCCCATCGAGGTCTACATCTACGGCGAGATCGGGTTCTGGGGTATCACCTCTGGTGACTTCATCCGCGACCTGAAATCAGTCGACGACGGAGTTCGTGAGGTGCATGTGCACTTCGACACCATCGGCGGTGACCTCTTCGACGGTATCGCCATCCACAACACCCTGCGTGCCTTGGGCGAGCGTTGCATCGGGCAGATCGACGGTGCGTGCTTCAGCGCCGGCAGCGTGGCCGTCTGCGGCGCTCACAAGGTGCGCATGGCTGACAACGCGATGTTCATGATCCACAACCCCTGGACGTTCATGGCCGGTGACAGCAACGAGCTGCGCCAGATGGCCGACATGATGGACAAGGCCTCGGAAGGCATCGTCGCCAGCTACCAGCATCGAGCGCTGAACATAGACGACGCTGAGCTGCGCCGCATGATCAACGACACCACCTGGCTCACGGCAAACGAGGCCAAGGCCCACGGTTTCGTCGATGAAGTGTTCGGCGACGGCGCGCCGCTGGTGAACAACGCGGCCCTGGGCAAGATTCTCAACCGTTACCGCAACGTGCCCGAGGCGGCGCTTCGGCTGATCGGGGAGGTCGAGCCGGCAGCGCCGGAGCCCGAGCCGGAACCGGCTACCCCGGAAGCCGCCGAACTCGCTGCAAAGCTGGCAACCGACTGCGCCCAGGCCGGCCTGAGCAACTGCGTCAGCTACCTGATCAAAGCCAGTGCCTTGGCCAGCGCCGATGCGGTGCAGTCGCACTTCAATCGAGCCAAGGAAGTCCGCGCCGCCTGCCTGGTGGCCAACCTGCCGGATGAAGCCCAAGGCTTGATCGAAGCTGGCCTCAACGGCGATCAGGCACGTGCCAAGTTGTTCGACAAGCTGGCTGCTGCCAGCGGCAATGTGGAAATCAGCAACCTACCCCCGGTGGATGACGGCCCTCAGGCCGGTGCCCACCAGCCCCCAGCGCCGGGTGAGGTCTACGCCCGGCGCCGCAAACAAGCCTCGAAAGGAGGAAACAACGCATGACCATCAAAACCGAAGGCGTGTACGCCGGTGAGTTTCTCCTCTCGGAGGCCAACGGCAGCCGCAGCCGCGAGGAGGTGGTCATTGCCGCCGGCTCCGGCATTCTCAAGGCCGGCACTCTGATTGCGCTTCTCACGGCTGCAAATGCTGGTCAGGCTACGGCAGATACCGGCAACACCGGCAATGGCGTGCTCAATGGCATCTCGGTCACCAGCGCGGCCGCATCTGGCGCCTATGTGGTGGAAGTCACCTCGGCGCCTGCAGCCGGCGCCAAGTTCGCGGTCGTCGACCTCGCCGGTAAGGAGGTTGGCCAGGGCGTGGTCGGCACTCAATTCGTCAGTCCAGGCCTCACCTTCGACCTCACCGAGGGGGCCACCAAGTTCGTGAAGGGTGACAAATTCACCCTCACGGTGAATGCCAACCTGGGCGAGTACACCGCCTATGACGATGACGGTACCGACGATGGCCGCCGCGCCGCCAGCGGCATCCTCTACGCCTCGGTGGACGCCACGCTGAACGATGTCCGCGCCGTCGGCGTAATGCGTGACGCCGAGGTGATCGAACGCCTGCTCACGGGCCTGGATGCCAACGCCCGTACCGATCTGCAGGCCAAAGGCATCGTTATTCGCCCTTGATCGGCAGCCGCCACCCCAACACTCCAAGCCCCGCACCTGCGGGGCTTCGCATTTCTAGGAGCCAAACATGGCTGAAATCACGATTTTTCAGGACGAAGCATTCGGCGTAGACGCGCTGCTCACCGTCATCAACGAAGATCACGTATTGCCCGGGCAGATTGCTCGCGCTGGCCTGTTCGAAGAACAAGGCGTTGCGAGCACCGTGGTGCAGATCGAAAAGGACGGCATGACCCTCGCGCTGGTCAAGGCTGCTCCACGCGGTGCCCCTGGCCAGGCGGTCATCGGCGACAAGCGCAGCTTGATCCCTTTCAACACGGTTCACCTGCCGCAGACCTTCAATATCCTGGCTGACGAAATCCAGGGCATCCGCGCAGTCGGTAGCCTTACCGAGCTGATGCAGGTACAGGCTTACGTCGCGCGGCGTATCGAAAAAGCACGTCGACAGCTCGATCTCACCCATGAGCACCAGCGCATCGGTGCCATCAAGGGCAAGGTGTTGGACGCTGATGGTGAGAGCGTGCTGTTCGACATCTTCCAGCGCTTCGACATCAAGCGTCCTGCGGTTTTCAGCCTTGAGCTGGATAACCCCGATACCGATGTGTCTGCCAAGTGTGCCGAGATCCTCGACGCACAGGACGATGCGCTCGGTAATACCACCAGCAACGGTGCCCATGCCTACTGTGGCAAAACCCTCTGGGCCAAGCTGATTGCCCACAAGAGCGTGCGCGAGCCCTACCTGAACTGGCAGGCAGCTGCCCAGCTTATGGGTGATCGTCGCCAGCCCTTCGAGTTCGGCGGCATCACCTGGGAGCGTTACAAGGGCAAGATCGGCAACACCCCGTTTGTGGCAGACGACCGCGCGCACGTCGTGCCCATGGGCGTGCCGGAGCTGTTCATCAGTGCCTTCGCGCCGGCGGACTACATGGAAACGGTCAACACCGAGGGCATGCCGTACTACTCCAAGCTGGAAATGATGAAGTTCGGCAAGGGCGTAGAAGGCGAGGCCCAGTCCAACCCGCTCCACCTCTGCACCCGTCCAGCTTCTGTTCGCGAGTTGAAGATCTGATATGGCCGGCTTCGGCGACGCAATGGCGGCAGTCGATGCCGCCATCGAAGACAGCCTGACTGACGGCACCGCCGACTTCCTTGCCAGCAACGGCACCCTGCAGCGGCAGGGCCTGTCGATCATGCTCGACAAGGAGGTCGAGCGGTTCGACCAGGTGAGCGGCGGCGTCAGCCGTGCAGTGACCATCAGCGTGCGCAGTGCTGCTCTCGGGCAGTACGACCGCCAGGGCGCCTTCAAGCTCGACCGCTGCCAGTGGGGTGCCGATGGCAAGACCTGGCACCTCGACGGCATCGAGAGCGATGACGGCGCCTGGATCACCTTCTACGTGGTGCCCTGACATGCCGCCAGACATTCAATCCGAAATCATCGCTGAGCTGATCAAGCGGCTGGGCGCTGTCGAGTCGTTCGGCGCCGAAGTCATCGAGGACAACGTGCTGCGCGTGATCGATGCCGATGACACCAGCGGCCTTCGGGATGACTTCATCATCATCCAGGTCGGCCAAACCGAGGAGGTCGAGCGGCCGGTACCCGGCAGCTTGCGTGAGTCCGTGACGTTGAATGTTACGGCCATCACCCGCCGGCGCGGGGAAGGCCCTCTGCTGCGTGCCGCTCGGCTCGGCATCAAGTGCGCTTTGCCTGGCCCGAAGGCTGGGCTGGCAATTCAAGGCGTGCAGACGGTCACCTTCTTACCTGAAACCCCCATGCCTGCCGGCGACGGCAGGCGCTGGGCATGCCACGTGATGCCCGTCCGGGTCACCTACGTGCAGCCCCTCAAATGAGGAATCCGTAATGCCCAAGATCAAAATTACCCAGGCGTTCAACTTCCAATCTGGTGGTGTGACCAAGCACTACAAGCAGGGCGAAGACGATGTGCCTCAGGCCGTGGCCGATCACGCGATCGCGCGTGGCTATTCGCCGAAACCGGCAGAGCCCGAGGGCGATGCTGCCCAGCCGGCCGCCGAGCTTGCTGCTGCCAAGGCCGCCAAGAAGGCCTGAGCAATAACCACATTCAACAGAGGTAATCTCGATGTCTCAAATTGACCGCTCGTTCATTGGCGAGGGCATTCCCTACGGTCGCCTTTACCAAACTCAAGATCCGCTGATCGACATGGGCAACTGCGATGCCTTCAACATCGCGTTCACCACCAACCGTCAGACCTTGCCAAACTTCCGTGGCGGTGGCGGTAACCGCAACGTGCGCGAGCGCGTCACCGACGTGAACGCGACGATTGGCCTGTACGACATGACCGAGACCAACCTGGCGCGCATCACACGCTCCACCATCCAGAACGTTGCATCGGGCGTGCAGACCGATGAGCCAGCAACTGCGGGCGGTGTTGAAGGCGAGCTGATCCCGTTCAAGTACTTGCCCGACCTCTCCAAGCCGGTCACCGTCAAAGGCGCTGATGATACGGAGCTGTCGGCAGGGGCGGACTACCTGCTGACCCCGCACGGCATTCTGCGCACTGCTGGCTCCAAGATCACAGCGGCCGGTGTGCTGTTCACTTACACCAAGCGCGCCTCTAGCGCGCTGCAGATGCTCAACGGCAACGCACCGGAGCTGGAAATCTTCATCGCTGGGCTCAACGATGCGCAAAGTGGGGAGCCCTACACCCTGCGCCTGCGCCGCGTGAAGTTCGGCATGCTGGCCTCGTTCCCCGTGTTCGGCCAGGAGTACCTCAAGCTGGAAGGTCCCGCCGAGTTGCTGGCTGATCCGCTGGTGCTCACCAACGACATCAGCAAGTTCTGCCAGATGGATATGGTCAAGGCTGCGTGACGAGCCAGGCCATGGACGGCCGGCTGTTTCTCGAATCAGCACTGATGGTGTTAGATTCCATCCTTTTTGGGAGGGAGCCCTATGTCGCTAACCCAGTGCCAGACCTGTAAGGCTGTGATCGCATCATCCGCAAGGGCGTGCCCTCAATGCGGTTCACGGCGCGGTCTCAGTAGGACTCTTGTGTGGGCGTTCCTCATCGTCATTGCGATTGGGTTCTCGGCGATATCGCTTCGTGGCGTACCTCCCGAGCCTCGGGAGGGTGGTGCGCAGCAAGTGGTCCCGGAGGCGGCTTCGGTACCCTCGAAACAAGATGCTGTGGTAGCTGGTGAGCTGCTGCAGATCGCCCCCGACTATGCGCCGGATGTAGCGCGAATGCTGAATCACCTGATGGCGAATTACCCTGCATGTCAGCAGGAAATCCAGCCAGTAACAGCCGTCGCGGTCAAAGCCCCTCGCAATCCTGCTAACCCGGATTTCACAGTTGTCTGTGGCAAACCGAAAAAGGTGCTCGTGCACTTCAGCTGGATGGATGCGGTTAATAAACAGATTCCTGCACAGCCTGCTGCTCCAGATGTAGTGAGCCGGTCTCAGGCGGCTAATGCGTGCGAGGCCGCGGCAAAGGAAGCTCTAAGTAGACCCAGCACGGTCAACTTTTCACGCGCATGGTCAGCTGCGTTTCAGGATCGTCCTGATGGAACTGCCGTCTTTCAGACGACGTTCACCGCTGACAATGATTTAGGTTTCGAAAGTAAGTTCGAGATCACATGCCTTTTTACGGGGCACAAGATGACATCGGCCACTTTCCGTCCAGCAGGCTAGCTGTACGCAAGATCATTCAGACCCGCCCCGGCGGGTTTTTTTTCGCCTGGAGAAAAGCATGGCAGGCATCAAAGAGCGGCTGATCCAATTCATCCTGCGCGGCAAGGATGAGCTGTCGCCGGAAGCCAAGAAGTCGACCGATGCGCTCGAGGAACTGCGCAACGAAGCTGCCTCGCTGAATGAACAGCTCGACAGCGCTAAGGGCGAACGCGGCCTGGTGCGAGATATGCTGGCGACCCAGCGAGCGCTCGAGCAGTCGCAACGGGTGCTGGCTCAGACCGATGAAAGCATCAAGGAGCTGCGCTCTGCGCTGAACGCGAACCCCGATGCTGCTGGCCTGAAGCAGTCCCTCAAGGACGCGGACAGGGAAGCTGCTCGGCTGCGCAGGGTAATCGTCGGCTTGTCGAGCGACCTGGGCGAGCATGAGAAGGCCGCCAAGGCCGCTGGTCTGGATACGAGCAAACTCGCCGAAGAAGAAAAGCGCTTAGCCCGCGAAGTTGACGATGCCAAGAAGGCGCTGAAAGCCAACGGCCAGCAACTGCGGGAGCTGGAGCGTGAGCAAGCCCGCGCAAGCCGAAGTGCAGCGGAGCACACCAGCCAGGTTGGCGCGGTGCGCGAGGCGATGGCCAGTGGAGGTCGGCAGATCCTCGGCTATGTGGCGGCCTATGTTTCTCTGAACGCCGTATTCGGCCTGGTGCGCTCAGGCCTCAACCTGGTATCTCAGGGCATACGCGCGGTCATTGCAGACGGCTCCGACAAAGAGCAGGCGCTGGCTCAGCTGGAAGCGACACTCCGATCCACTGGCAATGCGGCCGGGTTCACCGCCGAGCAGTTGCTCGAGATGGCGGATGGCTTCGAGAAATCCTCGATGCTCACCGCCGAGCAGGTCCAGGCCGCACAGACACGGCTGCTGAGTTACACCGATATCGTTGGCGACCAGTTCCCTAAAGCGATGCAGATCGTTATCGATCAGCAGCAGCGCCTGGGGCTCAGCGCCGAACAGTCCGCCGAGATCGTCGGGCGGGCACTTCAGTCGCCGGTCGAGGCCATGGGCGCCTTGGGGCGGCAGGGCTTCAAGCTGGAGGATGGCCAGAAGCGCCTGCTTCAGCAACTGGTAGCCACTGGTAAAACTGCCGAGGCGCAGACAGTCATCATGAACATGATGACGGAGGCCTACGGGGGCGCCGCTGCTGCCGCCAAGATGAACACGGCGGCTGGTCTCTGGAAAACGCTGACCGATCAGTTCGGCGACTTCGCCTCGCGTGTATCGAACAGTGGTGCGTTCGAGTTCGTGCGCAACAAGCTCCAGGAGGTCAGCGACGGCCTGGACGCAATGGCCAACGACGGCCGGCTTGATCGCCTGGCCAAAGGCCTCAGCGATGCTTTCATTCAAGGTGCGCAGTGGGTTGAGAAGTTCGCCCGGCAATTGGCCGATGTGGATTTCGGTCGCCTGGCCGATGATAGTGCGAACTGGCTGAGCAATTTCGGCAAGCACCTTGACGAAACATCACAAAAGCTCAGCGCCTTCGTGCTGCCGTTCAGGGCTTTGTTAAACGGTCTAACCTCTGGCCTGTCCTTGGCCGCGGCAGCCATCACCAACAAGCTAAGCGAAGTGCTCGGTCTGATAGAGGTGGTGGCTGAGCGGCTGCCAGAGTCATTGGGCGGGCCGAAGTTGCTGGCCGCTGTTCAGCAAGCACGGGGTGTGCTGGACGGTATGACCTCCGGGTTCGTCGCCCAGGTCGAGCAGGATGGAAAGGATCTGCAGGCGGCTTGGGAGGCCGCGCTGGGTGGCGTTGCAGACAGCACCAAGAGCACGATGGGTGAGGTGACCGAGACCATCAAGCTCGACACCGTCAGCCAGGCCGACTACGTGCGGCAGGCCGTCACTTCGATGCAGGGTGCGCTCGATCAGCTCAGTGCAGCCAAAACGGTCGCGCAATTGCGCCAGATTGGCGAAGAGATGTATGCCGCTTATCAGCGGGGCGACATCAGCCAGCAGGAATACTCGGCTACCTCTGTCGAGCTGAACCGCCGCCTGAATGATCTTGGTGGAACAACCAAGAGCATGGCGACGGCTGTCGGTATTGCAGCCGAAAGCCTCAAGTCCTTGAGCGACGTGCAGCGCGCTATCAGCGATGCAAAGACGGATCGCGATATCGCGGCCATTCGCACGGCGCTTCAGACGCTGTATGGCAACGCGCAGATTACCGCCTCGGAATACAACACCGAGCTGGGCAAGCTGACGACCAGGCAAAAGGAACTGGCCAAAGCAGTGCAGGGCGGCAAGAAAGCCCAGGACGACAAGAACCAGTCCGACAGGGAAGCCATCGTCACCAGCGAGCAGCTACGGCGCGAGTCTGGCAAACGCATGGAGGCGGAGCGCAAAGCGGGCGACGCGGCCATGCAGCAGCGCCGCAAGGAGTCGAGCGACGCTAAAAAGGACATGGGCGCCGTTGCCGGTTTCTATGACAACGTAATGAACGCTGCCCGCGGGCCGCTCGCCTCCCTCAGCGCCGCGGCGCTGGAAGCCTTCGACCGGCTTCGCGGCATCAAGACTGCCGACATGAACATCGACACCAGCAGTCTGGATGCCACGACTGAATCTCTGGCACGGGTGAGCAAGGCGCTCGGTGATGTGCGGGCCAGCATGAACAGCCCATTCACTGGGTCGTGGGGCAAATGGCAGCTGGATATGCAGGAGGCCAGCCTCAAGACGCAGCAGGCGTACCTGGGTCAGCAGGCTCAACTCCAGCGGCTGCTCGAGAAGTATCAAAGCGGCGCGCTGAGCACGCGCCAGTTCGAGAGCGCAGCCCGGGGCCTTCGCCATAGCCTGAGCCTGCTCGATGACTCGGATCTCAGCAGCTTGGACAGTGCCATCAAGTCCGCCCAGGATTCGATGGAGCAGATGGGCCATTCGACCCGCTCGACGCTGGAAAGCCTGCAGGATGAGCTGGACGGCCTGCAGGGGCGCACCGAGGACATCGAGCGGCGCCGGTTTGCCGCGCGCCGCCGTGAACTTGAGGCGCAGCTGGCCGAGGCGAATGCGGGGGGCGACAGCCAGGCCGTTGCGAACGCCAGTAAGGCTCTCGGCATGCTCCGGCAGATCGAGGCCGAATCGGCGCAGCAGCGGCAGGCCGAGGAGCAGAAGCGCCGGCAGGAAGAGCTGGCGAAGGCCAACACGTCTGCAGCCTCGACGCCAAGGCCGGTGGAGCAGCCCTCCAAGATTGTCCGGCTGGAGCTGCCTGGCCGGGCACCAGTGGACGTTTCGGTCGGTAGCGCAAACGATGAAACCAACCTGCTCGCCATCCTTGAGGATGCCGGGCTGAGGACGTTGTAAATGCCCAACCAGATCACCCTGGCCGGTATTGCACTCGACGATCACCACGAGTGGACGGACGAGTTTCAGTGGAGCGCCGTCGAGCAGGAGCAGGAGCGATCGCTCAGCGGCGCGCTGATCGTGCAGGAAGGTGTAAAGCGTTATGGCAGGCCTATCACCCTGGCGGCGAACAACGCGGCCTGGACGCCGCTCTCTGTGGTCAGGCGGCTCGAGGAGCTGCGCGACCAGCTCGGCCTAGTCATGCTGCTCGAGCTGGCGGACGGGCGAGGCTTCCATGTGATCTTCAATCGCGTGGACGGCAACCCGCTCGAGGCGCATCAGCTCGTACGTGAGGTCGAGCCTGGTCCCGATGCTGATTACCTGATCACCCTGAAGCTGATCACTGTCGCGCCGCCGCCTGAGCCGGTACCCGAGCCCGACCCACAACCCTGACCTTTGAACCCGCCCCGGCGGGTTTTTTTATGCCCGGAGATTGGCTGGCATGACCATCACTAGCAACGACGTGAAACTGCTGGAATCCCAGCGCCTGACTGACGCCGACGATGGTGGCGGCCGCGCAACTGGCAAGGCCATCGTCGATGGCCAGGTGAACAACCTGTTCCCGGACATCAGCCGGCTCGACCGCACCATCGGCCGCATCAACTTGCGCAAGGTCAGTGCCGGGGTGATGACCGAGAACGCCGACGCCTACCTCGGGGCCCACGGCATCGTGACTCAGGGGCCGGCAGACCCGCGCGTCAACGTGTTGCTGTTCAACACCGGAAGCCAGACCGATGTGCGCACCGATGCCCAGGATCTGATCGAGAGCTACGTCGCCGCGGCGTCAATGGCTCAGTTCGACCTGCTTGGCACCCAGCTGGCTGGCCAGCGCGCGATTGCGTGCGTGCAGCGCGAGGAGCAGCGCATCCCGGAAAGCGGCGATGTGTTCCAGCTTGCGACCGCCACGGTGGCTCAGTACGTGCGTGTGGTCGGTGTGGAGTCGCGCCTCGAGCAGTTCACCTTCGACTATGGCAATGCCAACTTCGTGAACTTCACCCGGCGCCGGCTGGATCTCCAGCTTTCCGCACCGCTACTGACGCCGTTCCCTGGCGGCCAGGTGACGCCGGCCGGTACGACCGTCACCGCGCTGGATGGCGCCGCCAAGGCTCGCGTGCTGAGCACGCAGGTTGCCGATGCGGCCCGCTATTTCGGTATCAGCCCGCTGGCCGACGCCGTCGCGCAAGGCGCGCTCACTGTTCGCGTGAACAGCGTATATGCACAGCTGGTGCCGAGCACCACCAAGGAGTCGGCCCTGGTCGACCTGTTGGGCGGCTACCAGCGGCAGCTCTACATACCAGCGGGGCCAGCTCGTACTGTGAGCCTGAGCGTGGCCGTGGGCGCGGTGGCGGGGGAGTCGCGCACCTTTCTCGGTACCGGCTGCGCGCCTGGCACCCTGACGCTGACAGCAGGCGACGGCGTGTTCAGCGACGACAGCAAGGGCGCGCTGCGCTACGTGAGCGGCAGCAACTGGATCACCTCCGGGCGCGTGGATTACCAGACCGGCGAGGTGACCCTGGTGCGCACCGGCAGCAGCTGGGCGGGTAACGCCAGTGCGACCTACCGGCCGGGTGCTGCAGCCACCGGTGACACCATCACCGGGGAGTATCGAATCACCCTGGGCAATCGTGGCTACGTCTATACCCTGAACCTGGCCGGTGCCATCCCACGGGCCGGCACGCTGTCTGTGTCGTACCTGGCCCTGGGCAAGTGGTACGAGCTACGCGACTACGGCGATGGGCTGCTGACCGGAGAGGGGGCAGGCACCATCAGCATGTCCACCGGCTCGGTCAGCCTGACCCTGAACGCGCTGCCCGATGTTGGCAGCTCGCTGGTGTACAGCTACGTCAGCTCGGCCGACGACGCTATCAGCAGCCATGCCGGCACCGCGGTCAAGCCTGAAATCGAGGTGCGCTACACGCTGCCCGGCGGCGGCATCCAGCCGGCCACCCTGACGGTATCGTTCACCGCCGGCACGGCGCTGACCCTGACCGACGATGGCCTGGGCAAGCTGAGCGGTAATGGAGGTACCGGCACCATCGTCTATGCGACCGGTGACCTGGTGATGAAGCTGAGCGCGCCGCCGGCATCCGGGATCGCTTACACATTCCGCCGCGGCTCTGTCGACGACGCGCCGCTGAGCGTTACCAGCGACGGCAGCGGGGTGGCGACGTTCACCATTCCCGGTGCGCCGCTCAAGCCTGGCAGCGTGCGGATCGACTGGCTGACCACGCGCCGCCAGTCGGCGCCGGCGATCAACTGGAAAGTGATCGAAAGCGGCAACGTGCTCCCGATCTATGACGGCACCAGAGAGGTCAGCAACACCGCCAGCGACAACGGCGCCGGCGGCTGGCAGGGTGGCCGCAATGGTTCGATCAACTACCAGACGGGCCAGTGCACCCTGCAGGTGGCGCAGCTGTATGACTACATCGAATACACCTACAGCAACCGCCTGCGCTCCAAGTTTGAAGGTGGTACCGAGCCGGTGCTGGTGACTACGCCGGTGCAGCAGCGTGAGCAGTTCGCCGGCACGCTCTCGGCCAAGTCCCAGGCTGCCGGTGCCAGCTCGGACGAAACCACGCATACCCAGGCGCAGCCGCCGATCACCGTCGACCTGCTGCCAAGCGTTGGCGCCGCCATCGTGCCGGGCTCGCTGCTGTTCAGCTGGAACGGCTCGCTCTACACCGATCGCAGCGGGATCCTGTATCGGGACATCTCCAGCGCTACCAATGGGGGCGTGGCGGTGGGAGCCGTCGACTATGTGGGCCGTACCGCGACCATCAACAGCTATGCGGGAAACGCGCTGGGGGCGGTGACGCTGCTGGCCTGCCTGACTGCATCGACGGGCTTTGGCGTAACCGCGGCCACGTTCCGCACCCCTGGCGCACCGCTGCGCGCCGGCAGCATGCAGGTGACCGCCGTGCGCGCCGACACTGCTCAAGTGGTGACCGCCGTGTCCGACCTGAACGGTGTGTTCGCCACCGGCATCATCCGTGGCACCGTCGACGCCGCCACCGGCATCGCACGGCTGACTTTCACCACCAACCCCGACGATGAGTCGGGCGAGAGCGACGTGCCGGTGATCCCGCTGCTGACCCGCTACAACGCGGTGGTGCAAACGCGTCTGCCGCTCGATGCGGGCCTGCTCGGCCTTGATCCGGTACGCCTGCCGGCTGACGGCCGTGTGCCGATCTACCGGGAGGGTGACGTGCTGGTGGTCCACCACACGGCCGAGACCGTTGTGGCGTCGCCGGAAGGTGGTGCCACGGTCACGCTCGCCAGGCAGCAGCAGGCGAACATCGAGGTAGTGGATAGCGACGGCCACGTGCTGCGGGCCTCGTCGTTCAGCGACGACCGCGAGAAAGGCACGGTGACCTGGGCGAACCCACTGGTGCTGCAGACCGAGAACGGCACGCCGCTGAGCACGCCGCTGATCATTCGTGATCGTGTCGAGCACATGGCGCTGTGCGTCGAGGTGCAGATCACCGGGCAGGTGGGGCTGAGTTCGCCGATCCCGTGGGATCTGCCGGCCGGCGAGGCGATGGTGTCGAGCGCGGTGACCTGGGGCGACCTGCAGTCACGGGTGCACACCTGGTTCACCCAGCAGACTTGGAGCCAGGGCGCGCCCAACTGGACAGATCGGCCGGATGGCAACACCACCACTGCGAACTACAACCAGCTGAGCTATCCACCGGTGATCACCAACATCGGCGCCATCGCCGGCAAGTGGGCGCTGGTGTTCACCAGCAACACCTCGTTCAACGTCGTTGAGCAGCAGCTCGGTGTGATCGCCACCGGCAGCACCGGCAGCGACCTGTCACCCATCAACGCCCTGGCTGGCCAGCCGTATTTCACGATTCGCCGCGAAGGCTGGGGCACCGGGTGGGCCGCTGGCAACGTCGTGCGCTTTAACACCGACTCGGCGCTGGGGCCGATGTGGGTGATCCGCACGGTCATCAGCGGGCAGGGCACCGTCAACGATGACCAATTCAAACTTCAGATTCGTGGGGATGCTGACTAATGGCTAGGGTTTATCATCGGGATCAGGCCGGGGCACCGAACTTGGTAGTGACTAGCCAAGCCAACACGTTTCTCTCTATCAAAAGAATTCTTATCGCCTGCCTGGTTCAGGGTTCGCCAACTCATGTTGCTGCAGGTTGGGAATTGATTGCCGAGGGAGACCGCTTTCTGGTCATCCGGTCGGCTTCCGGTTATCTAGGCATTACGCACCCGAGCGAGAATTCCAATTATGCGGAGGTGTGGTTATCCAAAACATTCACAGGGGTAGTATCCAATCGTTTGACGGGCGACGGCCTCAAGTCCGGCACCGCTGCTAACAACGGCTCGCCGCAGATCATTTCTTGTAATTGGCAAACTTACTCAGATGCTTATACCGGATGGTATGTACTTGCGGATGAGCGATCATTTATGTTCGCAATTGCCTCCCGCTGGGAGTCTTCCGGGTCCATAGAGGATGGATATGCATTAACCCTGTATGCCGGGGAAACGTCTTCTGGCGTGTTTTTGTCTGTAGGTGGCGCAAACAGATTCGGGACTGCACTTTCAAAGTTTAATAGTGATGGTTTGACCCTGCTTACTCATCCGTATACGGGCTTGCTACTCGGCAGTTCAGCTATATCGGGAGTCATCCCAGCGTTACCACTCAATGGGCAGCCGCAAGATGCTTCCGTGCTCACGATTGCCGAAGTGGAAATGTGTAAGGTGCGAGTATTCGGCGATGGATACTCCGCGGGCTATTTGCGAGGCGTTACAGCGCCTCTTGAATTGGGCAACAGAACTACTAAGAGTTGTGCGGAATCGCTTGGTTTGATTGGCGCTTTTACTACCCGTAGGCTCAATGAGTCTATTGAACTCTCCGACTCAGCTACTTGGTTCGTCATACCTCGTGTCAGCGAGAGCAGCGGAGCTGCAGCTCTGTGCACCGACCGCTCGGATTACTGGTGATGGTTACCGTCTCTCCTTCGATCACCGTGCGGAGCGCTCGCCCTTCAGTCCCTATGGTGTCTATACGTTTCCGGTTGCTTAGGGACGGGCAGGTCACCGCCGGAGCGAAGTTGGTCAGACTCTATCGGGACTGGAGTTCGATATCTGCCGTGGCTATGGCGTTTGAGGCTGAGGATGGCGAGTTCACCCAATCGGAATTATTGAATTTGGCTGTATTGCAGTCTCAAGGAGATTGGCTTGTAGCTGGTGTTGATGACCTGCCGCCGCGTAAAACACGGGCCGCTTACCTGCAATTGCAGGCTTCCGGTACGTATTTGTTCAATATCACTAGCGGAGAAGACGCTGGTGGTGGCAGCGGTACTCCGGGAACGGTGGTGGGCACCGTCCGAGTTGAAGGCAGTCTGGCTGATCGACAGATAGTGCTGATCGAACGTCCCGCCGACGGAGAGTGGCGTCTGGCCGGTTTCGGTCCCACGCCAGGTGGTAGCGGAGTCATCGACGTACGCGTCACTGGCGGTGACATTTATGCAGTCGCTATCGATGATTGGGGCGTGACATTCACAGCTGACTTGTGGGTCGAGGAGGGGCAGGTAGTGCGTCCATCCTACTTCACTGGATGGCTGTACCAGATAACACGGGCGGGCACGCTGCCTTTTGATGAACCCCTATGGTGGCCTGCCATTGGCGAAAATCCGTCGCGTCCGCTGGGTACCGCTCGTGCTGTGGCCGTACGTTACTTCCGCCCGCAGGCTCATGGCCCAATACCAGTCGAGATGATCTGATGCTTTCAATCACGGTGGGTGGTGGCTGGGGCCGTGCGGCTGCAGCCGATCGCCAGGGCGTGCCTATGCCTTGGGGAGCGACCCGGGCGGCTGACCTCGGCGCCGGTGCTCGGTGGGAGATCGCCAGCGTTCAGGACGGCGCAGACCAGCGCGCAGCCTGGGCGATGGTGCCGGCGGCAGACTTGTCGAGCGCATCGGCCTGGCTCGAGGCAATGCGCCGGGATGGCGCCGTGCAGCGCTCGCCCTGGGTGGATGTGCCGCGCAAGGATGCGCTGCTCGGCGTGGGCTGGGATCACACAGTTCGCCCAGTGGAGCTGGGCCTGCGGCTGATCTACAACCCGATACCCGCCCGCAAAGAGCTGCTGCTCGGCGTGGGTGTGCGGCGGGTGAATGAGTTCGGCCCGCGGTATGACGCCGCCACCGCCCTGCAGGACAGCCTCTATGTGCCAGGCACTGGCCCGCTGGTGTTCTCGTTCGGCGGGCGGCCGTACTTCCCGTCAGCGGCGCCGCAGGTGTACTTCGATTTCCGGTACGAGCCCGAAACGCCGCGGATCCAGCCGGCCGATACCGGCAGCATCGCGGTGCAGTGGTCCAGTGCGCGGCGCCTGAACCTCGGGTACCGGGTGCCGTGGGGCAGGGCGAGGGTGCTCGATGGTGCGCTCACCGGCATCGAGTACGTGGACTACCCCGGGCCGGTGAAGCCGATACCGGTGCCGCCACCTGATCCCACCATTCTGGATACCTACATGATCGCCAATACCGTCAACCTGGTGGTGCTGCCGTCGCGCACGCCGCTCGAGGCGAAGAACCTGCGCGTGAGCCTGGACGCCGACAGCTTCAGCTGGAAGTTCAGCGCGGACATTTTCACCCAGGCCGCGCTGAATCTCGTGCGACCTGGGGTTGATGGCCAGCGTGAGATAGAGCTGGACATCAACGGCTGGCGGTGGATCCTCATCGTCGAGCGCTACAGCCGGCAGCTGAAGTTTCCGGCCGAGGCCTACAGCATCACCGGCGCTACTCGCACCCAGCTGCTGGCCGAGCCGTACGCGCCGCTGCGCACTTCGCTGAACAGCGCGCCGATCACGGCACGCCAGGTGGCCGACAACGAGCTGCTGAATACCGGCTTCACCATCGAGTGGGATACCGAGAACACCGGGCCGCGTGACTGGACGTTCCCGGCCGGCGCGCTCAGCTACCAGTCGCAGACGCCGATGCAGGTCATCGCCCGCATCGCTGAAACGGTGGGCGCCATTGTTCGGCCGGCCCGCGACAGCGACACGCTCGAGGTTCGCCCGCGCTATGTCGTGCCGCCGTGGGAGTGGGGCGCGACGGATGCGCCGGTCGATCGCATCATCCCGCCGGCGATGCTCACCCAGCTCGATGGCGATTGGACGCCGCAGCCGGCCTGGAATGCCTGCTACGTGTCCGGTACCAGCCACGGCGTATCGATGCTGGTCCGCCGGGCTGGCACCGCGGGCGATAACCCGACCGCCGACGTGTTTGACGACTGGATCACCGGCGAGGAGGCGAACCGCGCGCGCGGTGTGCACGAGCTGAGCAAGGGCGGCGACATCGAAGTGGTGGGCTTCCGGTTGCCGCTCTTCCACAAGAGCGACGACCATGGCGTGGGCCTGGTGCTGCCGGCCATGCTCTGCAAGGTGCCAGAGGCGGACGGCGCCTGGTTCGGCGCGTGCCTCTCGACCGACATCACGGCCGAGGGCACCGGCTCGGTACGTGTCTGGCAGGATCTCAAACTGGAGAGGCACCACTGATGGCTACCGTGAACCCCTGGAAGCGCTTTATCGGGCTGCTGCCCGGCGGCGTGCGCACGGTCGCCATCGTGCGCAGCATCGACACCGTCGCCGGAATTAGCACGGTGGAGTTGCGCACGGGCACCCGCATTGCCGTGCGCGGTGTGGATGTGCCCAGCGGCAGCAAGGCCTACATCGCGGACGGCACGATCACTGGTCCGGCTCCGAACTTGCCGCACTTAGACGTTGATGTTTAAACATGCTGGGCTTACATCTACAATTATTTAAGCATAGCTCTTGTAATCGTCAGAGTCGTAAATGAATTGATTTTTGTAGATGCACTCATACTCTATAACTATGCGATAGTTTGCAAAAAAAGCTGTTCTGGCTTCTCTAAGTGGATGTTTGGTTTCAGATGCCTTAAGGATAGTCTGTGAATTTCCCGCAGGCACGAATTCACCAACTGTGTAACTGCCGCTTCCGACAGTTCCGAAGTGTTTAAGTGGTAGTTCTTGACAGTTCTCTTTTATTGCTTTGGTGATGTCGTTTTCATATGTTTTTCCATATGCATAGATTGTGACCCTCTTGATTATCGCCGGCCCAATTCCATTATTATTTATCGTGTAGGTGAAGCTGTTTGAGGCGATGGATAAAGCTGTGTCCGTGCTCAGGTGTGGAGTGACCATTAATATGTTGTGTTGTTTTTGAAGCGCCATCTGCCTTTGAGTATGACGTAGGGCGATTACTGCCACTAGAGTTGAAAAGGTCGCTGCAAGAGCAGCTAGAACGCCCGCTGCGTCACTCAGCCATCCACCAGCTTGGGGAATGATATATACAACCGAATCTAAAACCGGATCCATCCTGCTATCTCCTTAAGTGATACGCCAATGTTATCTAGCTATGCCCGCCAGTGCGCGGGCTTTTTTATGCCTGGAGAAAACCCAATGGCTCGACTTACCCCAAAAGAAGCGGGCGGAGTGAACGTGCTCGCCTTTCTGGACATGCTCGCCTGGAGCGAGGGCACTGATCACCCCAACCAGCGCAGCAACGACGAGGGTTATGACGTGCTCGTCGGTGGCCAACTGTTCACCGACTACAGTAAGCACCCGCGCGTTTCGGTGTCGCTGCCGCGCTATGGCATCAAGTCCACCGCCGCCGGCCGCTACCAGTTCCTGGCCCGTACCTGGGACGCCATCGTCACGAACTACGGATTTATCGGCCGCTTCATCCCCCGCGCCCAGGATCTGGCCGCGGTGAAGCTGCTGAAGGAATGCGGCGCGCTTCCGCATATTCAAGCCGGCCGCATCGAGGAAGCCATCGCCGCTGCGGCACCCATATGGGCCAGCCTGCCCGGCGCCGGTTACGGCCAGCGCGAGCACAAGCTGGCCAGCCTGCTGAAAATCTACGCCGACGAACGCGCCGCCGAACCGTGCGACCGAGGCGACCTGCTGGCCATGTTCACCGCGTGTGGCGGGGAGCTGGCGACATGACCTGGCTGAAGCTGTTCCCCGGCAAGGCCATCGCAGTGGTGGCCACCGTGCTGCTGCTCATGACCCTGGCCGCCGGCAGCGCCTGGCGTTGGCAGGCAAACAGCTATGGCGGCCAGCTCAGCGACCAGGCCTTGGAACACGAACGCCAGCTCAAGAAGCGCGACGCCCTGCACGCTGCGGCCCTGGCCGAGATCGGCCGCGCCGCTGCTGCCCAGGAACGGAGTAACCAGGAGCAACGCCTGCTGCTCGAGCAGCAGCTGCAGGCCTCATCTCAAAATGAATACAGGAAGCTGACCGATGCTGAGAAAACTGCTGCCCGCCTGCGTGATCGCCTCGCTACTGCTGAGCTCAGGCTGTCAGTCCTCATTGCCAGCCCCGCCGCCGGTGGTGGCAGTGGCAACGGAGTGCCCACGCCCGCCGGCGCCGGATGCCTGGTGGATGGCACCGGCCGAGCCGACATTGACCCAGGAGCTGCTCAACGAATTGTCGGCATCGCCAATCGAGGCGACCGGGCAATCATCGCCCTGACGGCGTGCCAGGCATACGTTGAAAAGGTTGCCGCGCCGAGGTGAAAGAGAGGCGACGAGCCTGGGTGCGCCAACACCCAGGCTCGACACCTGACCCGCAGAACGTCCCTGCAAGCCAAGCCAAGGCCTCCGCCTCGTGCACGAAGCGCGGCGAGCCTAGCACCTGTTTATCTATACAGTAAAGGTTTGCACTAAATGACCAACCCGATCATCCCTTGGATGGGCGGCAAGCGCCGTCTTGCCGACCGTCTCATCCCGCTGTTCCCGCCCCACGAATGCTATGTCGAAGTGTTCGCCGGGGGCGCGGCCCTGTTCTTCATGCGCCCGCAGCCGGCCCCGGTCGAGGTGCTGAACGACATCAACGGCGACCTTGTGTCGCTGTATCGCGTTGTCCAAAACCACCTCGAGGAATTCGTGCGCCAGTTCAAATGGGCGCTGACCAGCCGCCAGCTGTTCGAGTGGCACAAGGTCGCCAGGCCGGAGACGCTGACCGACATCCAGCGCGCCGCGCGCTTCTTCTACCTGCAGCACAACGCCTTCGGCGGCAAGGTGTCCGGGCAGACGTTCGGCACGGCCACCACCGCCACAGGCTTCAGCGTGATGCGCATCGAAGAAAACCTCACGGCAGCCTGGCAGCGCCTGGCCGGCACCTACGTCGAGAATCTAGGCTGGCTGGAGTGCGCCGAGCGCTACGACCGCGCCCACACCTTTCACTACATGGATCCGCCTTACTGGAAAACCGAGGGCTACGGCGTGGGCTTCCCGCTCGAGGAGTACGAGCGGATGGCCGACTTCATGCGGCGCTGCAAGGGGAGGGTGATGGTGAGCATCAACGATCACCCGGACATCCGGCGCGCGTTCCAGGGCTTCCACATGGAGCGCTTGGATATTCGGTACAGCTGCACCAATCAGCGCAAGGGTGTAGCCGATACAACTGGCGAACTGGTGATCATGAACTGGGAGCCGGCGGCGCTCGGCGGGTTGTTCTGACCTCAGATATTGACCGGTCAGATAAAACTGTGGGATACCTAATCACCTGCCATCTCAAAATCTAAAAACATCGCGAAGCAATTGCTCGGCTATTGCTCTTGTATGCTTCGCGTCGAGGCCTTGTGCATGCCCGTACTTAACCTTTTTATTGATACGAATATCCTGCTAAATTTTTACGCATTTTCTGCTGATCAAACTGAGGTGCTTGATGAGCTAATTTCGTTTATCGGTCCCCAGGGTATCGTTCTGCATTTGCCTCGCCAAGTTAGAAATGAATTCGAGCGTAACCGTGAGTCTAAACTCCAGCAAGCGGTTGCAGATCTGAAAAGTTGCAAGTTTCCTCCGATACCGAATCTTATGCGGGATACGGAGGCAGCCGAGCAATACCGCAAAGCTAAGACAGATGCTGAAAAGGCGCTGAAGTCGTTGATTGCAAATGCTACGGGGCTTGCCCTGCAATTCGATTTGCCCATCGATAAAAAGTTGGGAGTGTTGTTCGATAAGGCAACGACTTACGATGATGAAGGGTTTATCTATGAACGGGCTTTTGCTCGGACGCAGAAGGGAGATCCTCCAGGCAAAAATGATCAATTGGGGGATCGTTATAATTGGGAGGTTTTATTAGAGCACGCTCCTGAGCAAGATATGTATATTGTATCGGAAGATGGTGATTTTGCTTCCCCACTTACTGACTCTAATAAACCGTCAATCAGACCTAAGCGTTTTTTGTCGGAGGAGTGGTCCAGGTTAAAAGGTGGGAAGTCACTTCATATTTATACCACAGTTAAGTCGATACTCGCGCATTACAATAACCTGGTGAATCAGGCTACGTTGACCGATGCGCCTCCGCCCCCTACGGTTATTCAACCGCCATCGATATCGCCGCCAGAGATCCCGCTACCGGTAGTGAAGCCTGTGCCGCCGCCGTTTCCATTACCGCCTTTGCAGACGCCACCCTCTAGTTCTGCAGCACCTGTACCAACTTTGCCTCAGCTCACTACTGAGCAGCTTCAAGCGAAGCAGAGCGCAATTGAATACTTGGTAGGTAGTGGGAGCTTTACAACCACCCATTACGCAGTATCCAAGTTGTCCGCTTTGAAAGGGCTTCTCGATGCAGAAGATGCAGAAGTTCTTTTCAGGGCAGCTCTAGATAACTCGCAAATTTCTTGGATTGCCAGTGATGAGGATGTTCACGATTTTTATGTGTTTCTCGCCAATCACTTCTTGACCGCTGTTGATCCAAGTTTGGCTAGCGAAGTTATTGATCTCTTAGGACTGAACGGTGGATCGAGTGCCGCCGTTTAACGCGGCCACTTGACTATACCCAAGCTTAGAGTAGCGGGTCGCTGATGAGAGCGATCAACTCTGATCCTTGGTTTTTCACATTGCCCACCGCTTTATCGACTGGGTACCACTCGAACGCCTCCACGGGCGCATCGTGGTGCCTGGCCAGGTCTTCGGCGCGCTCGGGTAGCAGGCCGGGCTCGAGCCACTCCCTCGCAATATCAGGCGGCAGCACGACAGGTCGCCTGTCGTGAATGTCGACCATCCCCTGATCGCTGGCTGCGGTGATGATCGCGAAGCCGCCAGCGCCTTCCTCTCCGTCCTGTGGTATGTCGGCGATGCCGGCGAAGAATGCCGGGGCGCCGCCTTTCAGCCGGATGAAGTACGGCTGCTTAACCTTGGGATTGTCCGGGTCTTTCTTCCATTCATACCAGCCGTCCGCCGGAATAATCACGCGCCCCTTCTTCCAAATCGCGCCCCAGAACCGACTGGTGGCGGCCGTCTCGATGCGCGCGTTGATCGCTGGCGGTCGTTTGCAGTCCGCCCAGTGCGGGGCATATCCCCACCTGGTCCAAGTTGCGTGCGCTCCTTCGTCGTCCTGATGCAGCAGCAGGACGCACGACTGGGGCGCAACGTTGTAGCGTGCCAGCGGCTCATTCGACCAGTCCCCCTCGAGCAAGCCCAGCTGCAGAGCCTTCGCGTACTCGTCAACGGTTCGGTACTGCGTGAATCGTCCGCACATAGAACTCTCCGGTCGTCAGTTGGCAATCATGAGTCTTTGACCGCGGCTCGGTTCATTTGGTATCTGTATATGCATACAGTATTGTTTCAGGTCTCTCTCTATGGGCAACGCCACCTTTCTTGGCCCAGTGGGCAGCTCCAATAGCGAGCTGCCCTTTTTTTCTTTTCGTGTTCCAGCTGGCTTTCCAAGCCCTGCTCAGGATCATCTCGAGCAGAAAATCTCGCTGGATGAGCTGCTCGACATCCACGCGCCGCAGACGTATCTGGTGCGCGTAGACGGGGACAGCATGATCGGCGCCGGAATATTCGACGGTGATGTGCTGATAGCGAATAAAGCGCTGGACGCCGTGCCAGGTGACATCGTGGTGGCCGCGATCAATGGCGAGCCTGTGGTGAAGACGCTTGCTCGAGAGGGGCAGCAGATCATCCTGCGGTCTGAGAACCCGAAGTACGCGCCGCGATTCATCATGGAAGGTGACGAGCTGCTGATCTGGGCTGTGGTGACTGACAGCATCCGGCGGCACCGCTGCCATGGCTGA